TTAGTTGCAGCAGTTGTCACATTTTCAATCGCGGCTGTATCGAAGTTACCGTCGATGAAAAAATTACGAACCATTGCACCGTCACCACCAACAATTTGGAGCGCGGAAGCACCACCGGCAGCAGCAGCGCCGCGATGTGTCCATCCATCAATCATTAAGCGAGAAGCGTTTGCGTCAGCAACAATAAAGTCCGTTGCCTGACCAGTGACATCTTTTGTTTCACAATCCATCATGGTGAAGTCAGCAGCGTTGACATCGATAGGGCCGGTGAGGGCATCGATACCACCAGTAAACAGGAAGTTGCTGATTGTAATGTTATCAGCACCAACATCCATATCTGCGCCAACAGCGGTTGTGAAATTGACTGTTGGTCGATCTGAGCCATTGCCCAAGCCGACAATTGTGATGCCCGCGACATCAAGATCCAGACCGCCAGCGGCAGTAACTGTTTCGGTGTGACCAGCTTTAACGACAATGACATCGCCGTTGTTTGCAGTACATTTACCTACGGCATAATCAAGAGTGCCGTATGGACGAACATGAGTTCCGTCATTTGTGTTTGAACCGCTACCGGAATCTACCCAGAAGATATTTCCTCCGTAGCTATTTAATATCGGCATACCACGGATAGCGACACCGTTGGCAAAGCCGTTTGGAAAATTAGAAAATGGCATTAAAGCAACCTTTCAAAAAATAGGCGGGAATATTCCCAAACTCAATTAAGAGCCGCAGCATTGGGAGGGCCGAAGCCCTCCGTTTGCCAAGAGTTATTAAGCACCAGAAGATGCGTAGACTGCTCTCCAATCGGAGAAGCCGAATGCGTATCTTTCACGGGCTTTGAACTTCATGCTTCCGCTATCGAAGTCACCTTCGGTAGAAGTCTGCATTGCGATACGCTCAAAATATTTCAAGCCGTCTGGAGAGTCCGTGACGACATAGAAACTGTCGGTATCAGAAATGTGTGGAGACATTTCATAACCGCCAGGGAACATTCCCTTTGAACGAAGCGCATTCAGATCGTTGTCAGCAGTTGCGCTGCGGAGTTCGGATCGCATGATCCGCTCTGCAATGAACTGAGACTCAATCGGAATAAGCAGCATGTTTGGATTTACTGCAATCGGCAACTCACGATCATCAGTGAAGTTGTGAATTGCTATGACAGCGTTTTCCAATGCAGTTTCGGAAAGATCGACCTGCGTTGAGAAAGTGTTGCTGGCAGTAGAACCAGTAGCCAATGGATGCGAAGCGTTTGCTAATGAAACACCATCGCCGCCAGTGTGCGAACTGCTGAAAGCATTGTTGAAGATGTTCATGGCTTTCACCTGTTTGGTGTGCGCCATAGATCTAGCAAGAGCCTTGGTGTAACGAGAACCAAGTTCTTCATAGAGATTATCTTCCATAGCAGCTTCTGTGATGGAATAAGCTAAACTTATTTCCTCCATAGTATATCTGCTTGTGTAGCTTTCTCTTGCACTATCAAAAGTTACGGCAGAGCCTTCTGCTTTAGTTTGAGCAGCCCCAAACCCAACAAGAAGAACTTCTTCCTCGAAAGCACGGTTGGAAGTGTTCTTATCAAACACCCTTTCGTGCAGGTTATCATATCGATCATATTCCAGACCGAATAATGCATGTAGACCAGGAACCAGAGATTTGGCGTGGTCTGAACGGGTAATAACAGCCATTTATCAGACCTCCTAGATACCAGCGGTGTTATGGGAAAAGAATGGTTCGTTGACCATTACTTCGACTTCGACTTGAGCGCCATTTGCAGTGCCAAAGTCGTTAGCTGGTCTATCAATCTTACGAATAATCTTGAAGCCAGCTTGAGAGTTAGAAGCATCCGACGTATCCAACTTGACAGCGGATATACCTGTGACCGTGGAGCCAGAGCCGGCTACATGATTAGCACATGTTCCGATATCTGCCGCAGCTAGGAAATCACTATCGCCATCATCGAAGACGGAATAAGTGACATATGGATCATCGATTACTAATGCAGAAACATTGGTTGCGCCAGATTGTGCGCCAGGCCAGTAACGTGAGAATTTTACTTCTCCATCACTTGCCGTCCAAGAGACACCTTGGAATATACCAAGGATTGTATTGCCAGCAGCCGCCAGTTCAATCCCACCGCCAGCGACCAATTTGACCGGATCGCCTGTGAAGATTGATGTGTCATATGCAATGGCGATTAGATAATCGCTAGTGCGTATTTGACCACCTGTCAGATGCCGCAATGGTTTAAAGCCATGAGCAGCCATTTGCTTGCCTTTCTAGTGAGGCAGCAATCTTAATCGTCGAATTGAAGACCACCGCCAGTTGATACACGAGACTGTCGGTTTACAGAGATAGGCATTCGAGAATCTTCTTCCCGAAACAGGTTGCTATCCATAGCGGCTTGCATACGATTTGTTTTACTATCGATATACTTTTTCTTTGCCGCCAAGGCACGTTCATCCCATTTCATAAGAACAAGATCGCCAACGCCAATAACGCCGTCGAACCGACCTTCATTATGGACTGGCCCAATAAACTCAGGATGTTCTTCGGCACGTACAACTTCCCAACCTTCACGCCGTCTTAACGATAAATTCTTATCGTCATCTTGGCCTACTAATGAGATGCGTACCCAACGAT